ATTAACAATAACACCTTTAGCTGTATCATCAACATCTTTAAACCAAGGAAAGGCAATTAAGATTCTCTGAAGAAGTTTGTGAAGTTTTTTCATTAAAATTAAATCTGCTATATCTTCATCTAAAACTAAATCTTTAATAGCAAATCCATAACCTATAGTATCATAACCTTCTGTGCATTTATAAACTTTAGGCTCAAAGCCTTCGTGTTTTTTAATATCTTCTACAATATTGTTAAGTTCTTTAGCCATTACTCAGCCTCCTCAGTCCAAGCACTCTTAGCAAGTTCTTCTAATATTTCACTATGATTGTAAGTAGTTAGTCCTTCAAAACAACTTGGAGTATTATCATCAAACTTTAATATAGCTTTACTACCATCTAATGTTTTTCTTAGTGTATCCCTACCTGATTGTATTGCATTTATAATCATTTTATCTGTTATATCAGATACATTTACTATAACCCATTTTCTATTAGAATAATCCATTATGGTGTATCTCCTTCAAAACTTTCTAAACTTAAACTTACCCCTAAACCTGCATTACCACCTAATTGTTGAACTTTAACATTGTCTATTGAACCTGAAAAATCTAAACCAAAACTCATTCCTGCAATTAGTAAATCACTTCCTGCTGCTTTCACATAAATAGTTCTATGACCTGTTGATACAGCTATAACTATATTATTAGCTGTTACAGAGCTGCCTATATCTACCAAAATAACAGAACCTCCACTACGTGCAGTTATGTCAAAACTCACTCTATATATTTTACCTGTAACAGCACTAATATCTTGACTTAAAATATTACTCATACCTACACTACTTGCACTTGCTACTCCACTACCAATAGACCAACCTGTTCCTTTTGTCCAATCTGAATCAGAAGCAAATGTTCCATTAGTAACTAAATTACTTCCTAATGTAATATTTGTTTCATCAGGAATTAAGATATTAGCACTATTTGGGTCAAGTGGATTTAAATCACTATCACCCATTCTATACCAAGCCTGTAAATTGCCTGATGCTACACCTTTTTTGTGATTGTAAGGTTCTCTACCATTGTATATGGTTTTAACTTGATTAGCAGTTAATGCTGAGTTGTATATGGCTACTTCTGATATGTTGCTATTACTATATGTAGTGTGATACCTTCCAATATGCAAATTTGTTACAGCTGGACTTAAAGATGTAGTAGAAGCATCTGCATCTGTTTGATTTAAAACTCCATTAATATACATAGCTTGATTACCTCCACTTCTATCTGCTGAAAATGCAAAATGAATCCAAGTATTCTCAAGTGATGTTTGTGCTGTTCCAATTACACTTATAATAGTGCTATTAGCTATTTTTGAAAAAAATTGCAATCTATCAGAAGCATCAAACCATAAAAACCATCTATTTGCTGAATCTGCATATTGACTTATTACAGGATTTGAAGTTAAATCAGATGCTTTTATCCAACCTAATATAGTAAAATCATCATCAGCTAAATCAAAAGAGCTTCCACAATCTACATAATCATTAGAGCCATCAAATGCTACTGAGAACTCATCTCTGAATACATCATTTGGTTTTAAAGTTGTAAGCAGCCCCATTAACTTCTTATAAGTCCAAATTGAAAAATAATATCTTCGCCTGAACCAATAACAATATCGCCACCACTTACATTAACCACACCATATACTATTGTCTTTGAAGTATCTATAGCTTTTAATACTACTCCAATGTTTGATTTTGTACATACTTTAGCACCACCAACATCTGTCCAATTAGATAATTCTACAATAGCCACACTATTGTCTGCTACTGCATCAGCTGCATTAATTGCACTTCCAACTGTTCCTAAATCAGCACCACCTGTATCTGTAAACATTAAATATATAGCTCCACCTGTGTCTGAAGTGTCTATTGCTGTAATTGATTGCAATAGACTATAACCACCCTTTTCTGCAACTGCATTTGGAATACTCTTACCTTCTGCCATTAAATCGCCTGTTGAATAAGTTGCCTCTGCAATATCAGGCGACCTGTTTACTAAAAATAATTCTGACCTTGTATTCATTATTTATCTCCTTTATCTTTTTTAGCTTTTTTAGGAGCTTTCTTTTCTTCTTTTTTAGGCATTTCTAATTCCATATCAAATAAACCACTTTTTTTCCATAATTCTATTCTATCTTCACTTGCCATATATTCTGTGTTTGTCATTTTTCCTGAAGGACATTTTTGTCCTCTAAATATTACTTTTATATCTTTCATTGATTCTCCAATTTGAATATAAGGGGGAAATGAATCCCCCTTATAAGGTTAATGTTAGTTACAACTGACTACCAAGAAGTTGTTCCTTCTTCTACAATTCCCCAACATTTAGTTTGACTTGCATCTTGAACTAATTTAGCTCCACCGATGTAATCGCCCACTAATTTGTGTGCAATATAATCAATGTCATATTCTGAATTAACTGTAGGCTGTTTACTGAAACCATAAGCTAAAGCAGATTTATGAACTACAAATCCACCAAGAACATTACCATTTGTTAATGCTCCATCATCTGAATCAACTGCATCATTGTGATTTGTAGATGTAATGTTATTAGATAATACTACATCCATACCCATTACACTACCAACTAAACCATTTGGTACATCTGCTGCTGCTGTTTTAGAAATATGAATAAAATCATCTATTCTAAACAGAGATGAATATAAAGTTGGATTTAAAACTAAAGTACACTCATTAAGTGGACAATCGTTTTCCATTACAACTTTACTGATGTGAGCCAATGTAAGTGCATCAATAGTTTTAGCAACTGTGTTGCCTGCAATATTAATACATTCAGTTGTTAAAGCTAAAGCAGCCTCAACTTCTGTTTCAAATCCTAAAGCTAATTTATAGCCAATAGAATCTGCATACATTGATAGTAAATCACTATTTGCTTGAACTGCACCCATATCTTCAACCATAGCTGAAGCATATTTATGTGAAGTTAAAGCTAATGCAAGTGAATCCTCAGTTGCATTTGTATAGTTCACAGGAACGTGAGGTGCTTTAGTAGCTGCGTCTGCTACATCTGCTACAGAAGGTATATTAACTGTATCTCCACCACCTGAAACTAAACTTGACAAATCATTTCCTAAATTTGTCATTACTAAGTTCTTTTTAAACGAAGCTCTTACTGCTTGCGACCAAATTTCAGGTATAAATACAGCTAATTCTGTATCTGAAGCTTGAGAAGCAGCAGGATTCGCTAAACCTGTACTTGTTGCCATCTTTTATTTCTCCTTAATTATGCTCTCTTTTTAGGATTTTGTTTATACTGCTCTATAATATTGCCCCAATTCTGCTTTAAGGAATCTTTATTTCCCCAATCAACAGGTTTTTCAGGAGCATTACTTTTTGCAGTACCAACTACCTCAGGAGCATTTGGTTTTATATTATTAATTTTACTTGTTACATATTCAAGAGTTTCTAAATCTAATTTAGATAAAGATTCTCTATCTTCTTCAGGATGAGATTCTAATAAAGATGCTCTTTTACTTTTTTCATATTTAATCCATTTTTCAGCATTAGCAGATAAACCTTCAGCTTCAGAAGAAGCCTTTTCATATAAGGTTTTAAATTCTTCTTTTTCTTTTAGCTTATCCTCTTCTTGCTTCTTAAATTTATTCTGATATTCAAGTAAGCGAGCTTCTGCATCCTGAGCTCTTTTCCTATACTTTTTGCTTTCTGCAATTAACCCATCATTAGAGCTATCTTGATTTGTTTCTGTAGCAGGAGCTTCATTAACTGTTTCTTCTACTGCTGTTGTTTTTTCTTCGGACATACTGCCCTCCATTTTATATTATTTTAAGTGTATTTTACTTATTTTTGCAAAATAACTATATATAACTTAAATTAAATATAGGTAATAATGCAAATTATTGAAAGAATCATTAGAACAATATAAAGAGAAGTGGTTTGATTTTATGGGGTATAAACCTCATTTTGGTCAATCTAAACTGCACTTTCCACTAAAAAAAAGTGCAAGGTTTTTTGTAATGGTCTGTGGAAGAAGGTTTGGCAAAACAACTGCATCTGCGATGGAAGCTACTTATTATGCCTCCCAACCAAATAAAAGAATATGGCTTGTAGGTCTTTCTTATGATAAGGCTGATTTAATGTTTAGAGAAGTATGGCAAAAAATGGTTGTTGG